ATGCACAGATTGAAGGCGATGACATCACTTCTTTCACAGCAGTTACAGCTACAGTTCGTTTGGGCAACTACACCCAGATTAGCCGTAAGGATGTAATCATTGCTGGTACATTGGAAGCTGTTGACAAGGCAGGTCGACGCTCTGAATTGAGCTACCAAATGGCTAAAAAATCTGCGGAAATTAAGCGTGACATGGAGGCCACAATGTTGGCTAACCAAGCCGCTGCCGCTGGTTCTACGTCATCTGCCCGTAAGTCTGGCGCATTGTTGGCCTTCTTGAAGACCAATACAAACGAAGGTTCTGGTGGTGGTGATCCTTCATACACAACCATTCCTGATGCAGCTCGTACTGATGCTACAACAACTAACTTGCGTTCATTCAGCGAAGCATTGCTGAAAGACGTAATTCAGAAGGTGTGGACAGAAGGTGGCGCACCATCTATCGTTATGGCTGGTCCTGTTAACAAGCAGAACTTGTCTAAGATGGCTGGCATTGCTGGTCAGCGTTTCAATGTTACAGGTCCTAAGCCTTCCACAATTATCGGAGCCGCAGACATTTATGTTTCCGACTTTGGTAACGTGAGCATTGTTGCTAACCGCTTCCAACGTGAGCGTGATGTTTTTGTGCTTGATCCTGAGTACGCATCAGTTGCTTATCTGCGTCCCTTCCAGACAGTTGAACTGGCTAAGACAGGTGATGCCGAGAAGCGTATGCTGTTGTGTGAGTGGGGCTTGAAGATCAAGAACGAGAAGGCTCATGGCGCTGTCTATGACCTGAACTCAACAATTCAGGCTTAATCTGAATACGGGGTGGGCTAATAACCCACCCTTTTTTTTATGACTACAAAAATCTTTGATACAAACCTAGAGATGGGGACTCAGAAACTTTGGCATTACGATGCTGAAAAAGATGAGGCAACCATTCAGACAATTATTGATGCTACCGAAGTGGTAGAAGCAAACAAAGAACGATTTAATTCGTTTGATGAGAAGGCCAATTGGAAGGGCGATATGCACCATGTTGCATCAATTCCTATGGCTTTGTATTATCAAATGAAAGCCGAAGGTAAATTAGAAGACCAAGCTTACATGAAGCGTTGGCTCAATGACCCTGATAATCGTGCATTTCGCACAAGACCTGGAGAAGTTTAATGGATAGTAAGACCATTGGGATATTAGTCCCAACACGGGACTTTGTTAATTCTGGATTTGCCTTTGATTTGGCTAGGTTGGTTGGATTTACTGTAGGTACAACAAATCACAAAGTAGTGATCTACACTAGCTCTGGCACATTGTTGTCAGCACAACGTCAGGATTTGGCTAGGGATGCTATTGAGGCTGAGTGTACCCATACCCTGTGGCTAGATAGCGATATGCGGTTTCCAAAAGATTCTATCATTCGCTTGTTAAAACACGATACGGGTATTGTCTGTGGAAACTATGCCAAGCGTAGATTTCCTACCGAGCCGATTGCGGTGAAAAAAAATACCCCAGATATGGATGCAACTTTTATCAATCGGGTATATACTGAGGACGATTCAACTGGACTTGTTGAAGTAGACTACTGCGGAATGGGTGTAATGCTCGTTAAATCCGAAGTCTACAAATCTATGGAATATCCTTGGTTTGCTATCCCTTGGGTTCCCGCTGCGGAAGACTATATTGGTGAAGATGTATGGTTTTGCCGTAGAGCTGCTCAGAATGGGCATAAAACTTATGTTGACCAGGATCTTTCTAAAGAGATCCACCATATTGGCACATTTGAATACAAACATGAACACACATTAATGTGTAGGGATGTAGAAAATGGCACTTAATACTTTTGCAGGGCTTAAAGCAACAATAGCGGATTATCTCAATCGGGATGACCTGACGGCTATTATTCCTAGCTTTATCACTATTGCAGAAGCCAAATTTAACCGCAAGTTGCGTGTTAGGCAAATGGTTACTAGGGCTGAAGGTCAAATTGAAACTGCATTTTTTGCCTACCCTGCTGATTGGCTAGAGGCCAAAGAGTTTCAACTCAACACAAATCCCATAACAAGGCTTAAGTTTGTAACTGAGGCTCAAGGGGATGAATTAAAGGCTACTAGATATACTACTGTTGGAACACCAGTTTATTACACAATTACTGGCTCTCAGTTAGAATTTATTCCTACTCCAGATACAACATATAGCGCAGAACTTACATATTATGCTAAGATTCCTGCGTTGAGTGATTCAAACACAAGCAACTGGCTTTTAGCTTATGCCCCAGACTTGTACCTATATGGTGCGCTAATAGAGGCTACACCATATTTGAAAGACGATGAACGTCTACCAGTATGGAGTCAGATGTATGTCAACTCCTTGGGCGACATTGAGGTAGCAGATGAAAGGGCTTCTGTTTCTTCAACTCCACTTGTTCGTGCCCGTACTTTGGGATAAAAAATGTCATCATTTACAGACTACACAGAAAATCTTGCACTAACGTACTTGTTTAATACAGGTGCTGTTACTCGTCCTACCGCATGGTTTGTAGGATTGTTTACTGCTGCTCCTAGTGATACTGGTGGTGGCACAGAAGTAACTGGTAATGGTTATGCCCGTGTATCTGCTGGAACAATTTCTGGTAGCGGTACTGCAACTACTTTCACTAACGCTGCCGCAATTGAGTTTGCCGCAGCCTCTGGTGGGAATTGGGGAACAATTGGTTGGGCAGGTATTTATACTGCTTCAACTGGTGGAACTTTGCTTGCATGGGCTCCATTAACTACTGCAAAAGCAATTAATGATGGCGACATCTTCCGCATTCCTGCATCTAGCTTGACTATTACATTGAGCTAATATGGCTGCTTACGGGCGTGGCGATTATAGTGGGGGTAGATACTCCTATGGAGCGTACTTAGGTGCGCTTGCAATTGTCTCTGCCTCTACTGTAGTTGTTGCTGGTCAGAAGATTAAAGATGCTCAGTTTGAGATAAGCTCAACTAGCACAGTAGCTATAGGTGCAGTTAAGATTGCGAATGCAGGTGTTGTAATTGTTGACACATCTGTAATGACTGCTGCAGGTGGATTGGATGCGGTTGGTAATGTGAATATTGTTGACACAAGTGCCTTGAATATTCAATATAACCGCATTGTGCATTTTCAGGCAGCAATTATTGATACTTCTAGCGTTGTAATTAATGCTAGAAAGAAATGGGAAACAGAACCAGATGTGTCCGAAACGTGGACAAAAGTTTCTGTATAAAGTTCAGACTATTAGGGGTAAAACATGGCAGATACAACCACCACAAACCTAGGCTTAACTAAGCCAGAAGTTGGCGCATCCACAGACACATGGGGGACTAAGATCAATACTGATCTGGACTCTATTGATGCGTTGTTTGATGCTGGTCCAGTGCTCAAAGTTACCAAAGGTGGTACAGGTGGTGCTACCGCATCAGCAGCACGAACTGCTCTTGGTTTGGCAATCGGTACAGATGTATTGGCTTATGACGCAAACTTGCAAAGCTTTGTTACTGCCTTTACATTGCCTACTGCTGATTCAACTGCCAACTATGTTCTAAAGACAAATGGATCTGGAACATTGGGTTTTGCGGCTCCTAGTGATGTTGCGCTTGCATCAGATCAAACCTTTACGGGAACCAATACATTTACTGGCTCTAGTAGCAAAACAGCGATTGTCCTAAACGATGCGGCAGAGGTGGCTACAGTATCAGCTACTGCGGCTACAGGCACGATTAACTACGACATCACAACTCAGTCTGTTCTGTACTACACAAGTAACGCAAGTGCTAACTGGACAGTTAACTTCAGAGGCTCTAGCGGTACTTCATTGAATACTTTGATGAGTACGGGTCAATCAATGACTGTGGCCTTCTTGGTTACTCAAGGCTCTACTGCTTACTACAACTCTGCTGTTCAAGTGGATGGCACTACATCAGGAGTGACTACTAGGTGGTTAGGTGGTGCGCCTACTGCTGGTAATGCTAGTGGCATCGATAGCTATCGTTATTTGATTATCAAGACAGGTAGTGCGACTTTCACAGTCTTGGCAAGCAACACACAATTTAAGGCTTAAACCATGCCATTACAAGCAACTTCTGGTGCGGCTAGTTACGATGCCTTTGGTGGTGGTGTTCCTGTTGTGCCTAACTATATAGAAGAATGTTTTTCTTGCTTCTTATATACAGGCAATAGCTCATCACAAACCATTACCAACGGCATTGACTTGTCTACTAAAGGTGGGTTAGTTTGGATTAAAGACAGAACAACAGCACAAAGCCACAATCTTTTTGATACAGCAAGAGGCCCTTATCGCCACCTTGAATCAAATGGAACTAATGGTAGCTTATTTGATGGGCAACGATTAAGTTCATTTACTACTTCTGGTTTTTCTGTTGAATCAAGAGGCGTTGTCAATCTAAGTGGTAGTAACTTTGCCTCATGGACATTCCGCAAGCAACCAAAGTTCTTTGATGTTGTGACTTTCACAAAAAGCACATCAACACTATCAGTTCCTCATAATCTTGGCTCTGTTCCCGGCTGTATAATTATTAAAGCAACCAATATTGCTGACGAGTGGTATGTTTACCATCGGGGTGTACCTTCTGCCACAAGAAATTTTTTAAAATTAAATCGTACTTTTGCCGCTGAAGACCCGGGGGGTGTTTGGATTACACCAACATCTACTACTTTTGATTTGACCAGTTTTGCAATTCCAAATGACGGAAATACTTATGTGGCCTACCTATTCGCCCACAACGCAGGAGGCTTTGGCCTAACTGGTACAGACAATGTGATTAGCTGTGGGTCTTTTACTACTGATGGTTCTGGTAACGCTACGGTGACGTTGGGGTATGAACCTCAATGGGTAATGATTAAAAAAGTAAGTGCTGGTGATGAAGCGAACTCTGGATTTTGGTGGATGCAAGACAATATGCGAGGTTATCCAGTTAGAGCTGGAAATTCTCAATATTTACAGGCAAACACAAGCGATGCAGAAACATTTGTATCTGGTGGTGGTTTAACATTCCCAACGGCAACGGGTTTTGTTT